CGGGCGTCCCTGACGCTCGTAGCTTCCTACTTCAAAGGGGTCCTCCCCTTGTTTGAGAAACCACTTAAGCAAGGCCGACGCGCCATCGATCGATGAGATCGGTGGCTTGCCGACGAGAAAAGCAGCCCTGACTAGGGGCCGCTGTAAACTCTCGCCGACTTCAACTCTCTCCACCTGGTGGGGAAGAAAGGAGTGCCGACCCAAACTAGCACTAGTTGGTTCGACGATTGGGAAGGGGATTAGTTTCCTAATCCGATCGTCCATCCATCTGACAGTCGCCCACATACCTTGATTGTACATAAGGTTACGTGTTGCGACGAAGGATGCCAACTCATGTGCGTCAGTGCGTGATGCAGGTAATACCCGACGGACTTTTGTGACGGAGACGTCACAGCCCTTAAAGTATTCCTTGCCACAAGACTCTCTGAACGAACCAGTCCAGAAAGACTTGCTGGAGTTAACCTTGTACCCGAAGGTTTCAAGGCACTCTACCACGTCAGTCGCATACGCGTTTGGGACAATCAAGTCATCACCAAACACACGCACCTGTCCTTGGAAGGATTTTACATCCCTCTTGGACAAACGGCGGCTTTGCGCTCGACCTATGGCCATAAAGATGATCGTTGTGAAAACGACCGCCTCCATAGCGAAAGTCAAGGCAGAACCCATAGACGCGAACTTGGAAAGGGAGATTATCCCGTGACCAGGCACATCAGCCTTCAAGCTTCTCGTAGCACCGACAGCCTCTGCCAAGAGGCGATGACGTCGGAAGAGGAGCTCTACATGCTGGTTGGAGACGCGATCCGATGCTTCGCTCAAGTCGAGCGTAGCGAGGTTTCCCGTGAGGGACCCCTCATGTGCCAGTACCCGATTAGGGTCCTGATCATCGAATCCAATGGTCGTCCGCAGGAAGTCATCCTGCTTATAACCATCGAGGAACAAGCGTAGCACTGCCTGCTGCATGTACTGCATGCAAGTGGGCTCTATAGCTATGATCCTCGGCGCCTTCAGCGTTTTAGGAACAGTGACCACCCTTACGGGTAGTTCCTGCCCGGGTTCAGCCCAAGAAACCGCATCATACTCATCTGAGTAATGATGGCCCGGTAAGATGTAATCCATTGCTGGAAACACCTTTTCCAGGCGTTCCGTCCAATTCCGCGAAGCGAATTTCAGGTTACCCTGGATTCTATCCGCAGTCTTGCCCGGACCGTGCTTTGGAATGAGGTATTCACGTAGTTCCGGGGCCCTCTCAGGCCTCGAATTATATAGAGTTTCCTCCATACCGTGGAACACATCACGAAAAAGCAAGTTGCTATAGTAGACAAACTCGTCTGCTGATTTCTCAGAAAGGAGCTCGTCCGCAACCTTAACTTGGGCTTCACACTCGATGTACCCGTCGATCGCACGTTGCACCCTTTCGGGCGTGCAGTCGATCAGTATTTTGCTATGCAACAGAGTTATCTGTCGCACAGCGCGTACTGCCTCCGGGCAAGCATCATCGAGAAGCCTACCAGTACCAGGCTCGAACACTTTGCGAAGGAAACCACCCAGGAAAACTGGGAGTCCTGCGTGTCGGGTATAACCCCGCCACACGTCGTCGCTCACCACTCCTCGCGCGAGACTTCTCTCGAAGTCTTTAGCGAATTGGGGAAGGGTAATCGTGAGAAAACTCACACCCTCGTGTTTGAACCGATCCGCGATTGTTTTACAATCGCGAACGGTGCTAGCGTCACATATGTCACCGCATTCTTGGGTGACTACCAACGAGAGCAACATAAGGCTTTTCACCTGCGCTCCTTTCAGAGCTGTAGGATCCATAGCTATGTTGCACGCAGAAACCGCCAACGATACTGGGGTGTCAATCCCAGTTCACACGTCCAGGTTTGGTCAGCCTCTCGGCTAACCTTTCCTCGATAAGTGCTTGAACCCTGTCCATCAGCTCCAGAAGGAACTTAAGGTAAGGGTCCGATTCGTCGGCCGGCATGGCTAGCTTTCCCCACCGAGTAGTTTGATGGGGTTAGCTCCGCTAGAAGCGGAAAGCCACGTCGTCAAGGCACCAATGATCGCCTGTTGCTCCGTGATGGTGTAACCCACCTTCGGAAGATCAACAGTCAAAGCGACCGTAGCTGAAGCAATGAAGCTCGAACCCGTAACAAGCGGGTCAGCTGTGGTCTTGGTGTCGACAATCCTAAGGATGTGACGATCTCTCTTGCTCCCGTAGGAGTGAGACATGTCCATCTGCAGGTCTCCGATATCGGTGCGAAACCGACCGGAATTGTCAGCTGACGAGGTACGAGGAAGGGACTTGGCAGTCCCTCCCGTCTTTGTCAGACTTTGCGGATCTGTAAACATAGCATTACTCTCTCTGGTGAGGACCCCTACATGGGGCCTTAATGAACGGGCAAGCAAGTCGCCCGCCCATTGGGTGTCGTCGGTTCTACCGACAACATTCTGGTTAGACTACCGAGTAATTCCGATAGCCGCCAGGATGGAGAGTTGAAAGGGTGATAAATCCTTCCACTCGATTCCAAATCCGAGAGGATTGGC